GCTTATCGTGTCCAACCCAAGATTGAATATGCACTTGTTGTACCACGGGGCAATTCTGGCACTTACATGCGTAAGTTGGATCACACCAAACTGAATCCTGATGTTCCAATTGATTTGAATGTTTATGAGTTTCAAAAGTTAGTTCGTGATGAATATGCTGAGGGTAAATGGATTGAGCGTGGACCACCCATTAATTACGGGGAATTTTCACAAATGATATGTGAGGAATGGCGAAAACAGAAAGAACGATCAATGAATAAATTGAAGTTTTTGGAGAGTTATGCTATTCGTGCACAAGTTGGTGAAGATTTTGTTGACTGTGTCTATGATGATGATTTCTTCAATAATGACATTGCAAGTAACATAACTAAGGGTGTGGATTTTATGGAAATAGAGGCACTCTATGCAGATGATGATGTGATTTTTAAGGCTTATACTGAATATAAGGCACGACAACGTCGCCCTGGTATCTGGGATAAAATGAAGGATCGCATGGATAATGCATTGCAAAGGGTTTCTGGTTATCTTTCTGGTTTGTATGAAGAATCTTCAAAGATAATTCGAGAACATCCTTATCTTTCTGTTTTGGGTTTGCTTGGTATGGCTCTTTCCGCTTTTACATTGTATAAGTGGTTGGAAAATTCGTTTTCTGAAGAGGAAGTTGTTGCTGATGCTGAAGTCGGAGTTTCTGGAGACGCAAAATCTGCTAAGGTTCAAAAATTGCAGGTTGAAATGAATACTCTTTCTATCGAAGAACAGCGACAATTTGTTGAAACCATGTATGGTCAGTCTTTGATTGGTGCTGGTACTATTGCTTTAATGAAAAAGAACAAATGGGGTATCTATTCTGAGAAGTATGATTGTCAAGCTGAAGTCGGTGTTTCTGGAGATTCTAGAACTGCAAAGCAACAAGTTAAACGTGTTGAAGTTGGTGTTTCTGGTGATGCTAAGACCAAGAATGTTGCACAGAAACGCGTTGAAGTAGCTGATGAAAAGTTGCTTGCCATGGCTCAAGGTTGTAGTGATCAAGTGGCTCATAATTTGGTCACTGATATTTTGCAGAAGAATACATATCGTTTAACTTATATGCGGGGTGAAAAACGAGTACCATTCGGTAATTGTACATTTGTTCGTGGTTGGGTGTTTGTTATGCCTTATCATTTCTTGCATGCTTTGTATGCACGAAAGTTGGCTCCTGAAGCAATTATTAGTTTTTCTCAATCAAAGTTTGAGGATATCATTCAGATTCCTCTGTCTCATTTGATGACAGTTGGAGTTGATGGTTTTGAATTGACTAAAAA